TCAAGAAACAGAATTAACGAAACAAAATTCGTTAAAAGAACTTACTACTTTACATCCCGATTTTACGGAATTAAAAGAAAGTAATGAATTTACTTCTTGGTTAAATGAACAACCAGAAAATATTTCAGATGGTATTTATAAAAATAATACTAATGCAAAATGGGCCGCAAGAATAATTGATTTGTATAAAGCCGAACACAATCTACAAAATAAACAAATGGCTAAACCTAATGCCGCACAAGCTGTAACTAAAACTCAAAGAGGTTCTATTACAACAGAAGGTGGTAAAAAGATTTGGTCAATTTCTGAAATTGCAAAACTTAAACCTCAACAATATGTCAAGCATGAAAAAGAGATAGATTTAGCGAGGAAAGAGGGACGCATACAGGAATAATTAACTTTAACTGGAGGAAATTATGGCAATTTCACAAGCGGCTGGTTATAACAACTTACCATCGGGTAATTGGTTACCAGTAATTTATAGCCAAAAAGTTCAAAAGTTTTTCCGTACTGCATCGGTTGTTGAAGATATTACCAACACTGATTACGCAGGAGAGATTGAAAACTATGGAGATACAGTTAACATTGTAAAGGAACCAACAATTAGTGTAAGTTCTTATACTAGAGGCGGAGCAATCAACATCCAAAATTTGGCTGATGACCAACTGCAACTAGTTGTAGACCAAGCTAATGCGTTTGCTTTCAAAGTTGACGATATTGAAGAAAGACAATCTCACGTAAACTGGGAATCTTTGGCAACATCTTCTGGGGCATATGCTCTAAAAGATAATTATGACGAAAATGTAATAGCGGCAATGGTATCTGGAGCAGGTACTACTGTAGGTTCAGATGGTTCTGGAACTGACACGGGCTTTGGCTCATCAGAAACTGACCCACTTAACATGATGGCAAATGCGGCTAAAAGACTACATGGTGCTGACGTACCTACTGAAAACAGATGGTTTTTAGCTTCACCTGAGTTCTATGAGCAACTTGCTCAAGCATCAGCGAAGTTAATGGACGCTTCTGTAACAGGAGACGGAAAATCACCTATTAGAAATGGTAGAGTAGTTGAAGGTCAAATTCAAGGTTTTTCTTGTTATATGACTAACAACTTTGCCGCTTCATCAACTTCTAACTATTATAAAGTATTATATGGACATATGTCTTCAACTGCTACTGCTAATGCTATTGCAAAAACAGAAGTAGTAAGAGACCCAGATTCATTTGCTGATATAGTAAGAGGTCTTCACGTCTTCGGTAGAAAGGTGCTTCGTTCGGAAGCTCTTCAATGTAGACACTTGTTAATTGATTAAGGGAGAATATAATTATGGCAACTTATGATGTAACAGGCCCGAGTACAGGGGCAAGACCGGGAAGATATAGTGCGGGTGTAAGAACTCCTTATCTTGTCGAAAATACAATTGATGTTTCGCAAATCAATAGCGATGCAGGTGCGGCACAAAATGACGTACTTCAAGTTCTTGATATACCGGCTGAAACTTTAATCTTACACGCAGGAATTGAGGTAATCACAGCATTATCTTCTTCTGTAACTTTAGATTTAGGTATTACTGGTGGAGACGTTGATGTATGTGTAGATGGCGATACAAACGCTACTGGCTATTCTGCTTTAACAGCTACTGCAAGACCAATTATTGCAAGTGCTGATACACTAGATGTATTAGTATTAAGTGCGGCATCAAGTGCGGGTAAAATCCGTGTTTTTGCTTTACTATGTGATGTAAGTGGTACTTATGAGACTGACAGAAATACTGCGTCTCAACATGATGGCTAATAACTAATATACTTGAGGGGGCTTTTGGCCCCCTTTTATTAAAATAAAGGAAATATGACAGTATACGACTTTAGAAAACCCCAGAAAGGTGTTTCTGGACAACAAACTACTATTATGGGTTCAGACAATAATGTTGAACTTGAAAATAGAGTATCTAAATTAGAAGATAAATTAGATACAATAATAACCTTGCTTAAACAGGAGGCAAATAATGACGAGAATAGACCTAAGCCCATTTCGGGCAATGACAGTAGGATTTGATAGCTTATTTAACGATATAGCTGATTATAGACCTAACAATTATCCACCTTACAATATTGTAAAGTATGATAATAAAACATACGAACTAAGTTTTGCAGTTGCAGGATTTTCTAAAAAAGAAATAAGTGTAACACAAAAAGAAGGAACTCTTTTTATTGAAGGTAACAACAATACTACAGATGAAAAAGAATATCTTCATAAAGGAATAGCAGAAAGAGATTTTAAACAATCTTTTAAGTTATCGGAATACATGATTGTAACTGATGCAAAATTAGAAAATGGATTGTTAAAAGTATTATTGGTGCAAGAATTACCAAAAGAAAAACAACCTAAAGAAATTAAAATAAATTAAAAAAAGTGGGGTGTAATAGCCCCACATAAAAATATGATAAAAATATGGTTTTTATTGGTGTTGGTATCTATGCCTAATGCACCATCAATTAAATATAATGGATTTATATATCCAAGCGAAGAACAATGTAAAGTAGCACAGTATGAGTTACATGAAACATATAATGAAAAACCTACAGAATATAAATCAGTAACAGTAATAGATTCTTATTGNGAAGAATTTTAAAGTTTTCCTATAGCAGGATTAAATAAAACGGGAGCATAATGGCAACAACATATTTAACATTAGTAAATAATGTATTAAATGAATTAAACGAACCGGAGTTAACATCTACTACTTTTTCAAGTAGCAGAGGTATACAAACTGCAGTAAAAAAATTTGTTCTTAAAGCTATGCATGAAATTTTTAATTCATTATCTGAAGTTCCAGATTTATATTTATCTACAACACAAGATACAAATGCAGGTCAAAGAACATATGATTTACCTTCATCTGCATCGCCACAAAGTACAGATTTACAATATAGAAAAATAGATTGGGATACATTTAGATTAGTACCAAAAGAATTAGTTACTAATGGAGAATTTACATCTAACATAAATAGTTGGACTACTGTAGCAGGTTCTGGTAGTGCGGCATATAATAGTAGTGGTAATGGTCGAGCTAGATTAAATGATTATGCTATATATCAATCAATATCTACTGTTAAAAATAAACAGTACAGAATACAAGTAAAAGTATTTGATTCTAATAGTGTAGGACAAGCATTAAAAGTATTAGTAGGTACTGCGGCAGAAGGTTCACAAAATTTAAATACTACATTAACTGTAACAGATTTTGGTGAAGGTGCTACATTAGATACAACATTTACTGCAACTGCACAAACAAGTTACATAACATTAAATAATACAGTTACAACAACTAATTTAGATGTAGATTACGTAAGAATATCAGAAAATATACCTGTAAAAAAATTAAAATATATTACATATGATGATTGGAATACTAGGTATTCACAAAAAGATTTAACAAATAATTCATCATCCTACGGCTGTCCAGATATAATATATCATACACAAGATAAAAAATTTGGATTAAGTCCAGTACCAGACCAAAGTAATTATACAGTAGAATATGAATATTGGAAAGTGCATACTGATTTATCTGCACATGGTGATACAATGGATTTAGATGATAGATTTAAAGATGTAATTATTACAAAAGCTAAGTATTATGCTTACATATTACGTTCAGACCCACAAGCCGCATCAATGGCTGTTAAAGAATATGACAATCAATTGCAGTTTTTACGTTCAGAATATATTAATACAAAAACATACATGAGAGATACAAGAGTTAACTAATGCCAGATACTTCACAAATATCACCATTTACAGCAAGTTGTGGTGGTGGATTGGTTTTAAACAAAGATGTATTTACAATGCATCCCGGAGAAGCATTGCAATTACAAAATTTTGAACCAAGTATTGAAGGTGGATACAGAAAACTAAACGGAACAACAAAATTTAATTCAACAATAGTACCGCAAGTTTCTGCATCTACTGAACGAATACAATTATGTGCAATATTTAATGACCTTATTGTAACAGCAAGAGGTGGGACTGTAAGAACAGGAACTACTTCTGGTAGTTGGACTTCTCGTGCTACAAGTAAAGGTACAACAAATACTTATGATTTTGATAAATTTAATTTTAATGGTACTGATAAAATAATTATTGCAACAGGTGAAGCGGCCGCTTTTACATTAGATACTAGTTACACTGAAGATATTATAAATGCAACAGGTGGTGGTACTGCACCAACAAATCCTAAATTTGTAAAATCATTTGCAAATCATATGTTTTATGGCGGAATGTCAAATGCAACATCTACATTACAATTTTCTGGGCCATACACTGAAGATGATTTTGACACTGGTGGCGGTTCAATTATTATGGGTGATGTTATCACAGGAATGAAAGTGTTGCGTGATGAATTATTTGTATTTTGTGAAAGTAGTATATATAAAATAGCAGGTACTAGTTCTAGTAATTTTGCAAAAGCCGAAGTAGCA